GATAGAGAACTCATCAAAATATAGGCAGCCAGATGGCGGCGTATACATAAAGAACGTATGGAGCAGGAGAGAATATAAGTGACAGAACAAAACAGCGCTAAAACTTGGTCTACCAAAGAACAACTTGGAAACGGAATTTCTGTTTATAGAAATGTAATAAAGCCAGAGATTGATGTAATCAATAGACTTGAAACAATTCTTGCGCCAGTTAATTCTGGAGCCAGATATGCTTGGCAGCCAGCATATGTAGGATATCAACAATTAATTCCAGACTACAGAGACTGTAATGATTTTAAATTTAAGAAAACTGATATTCAGCAAGACACAAGCGAAGAGTCTCTAAAGCTTCAAGCATTATGGCAAGATGTTTATGATGCACAATTCCCAGCAGTAGAAGATTATAGAAAAGATTATAATTTAATGAAGTTAAAGTATTGGGAAGCATTTAACTTTATTAAGTACGGTCCAGGTCAACACTTTATGGAGCATCATGATCATGGATATTCTTATAACTGCACAGTATCATTAGTTGCTTACGTAAATGACGACTATGATGGAGGAGAATTATTTTTTAGATTGCAGAAATTAAACATTAAGCCACAAGCTGGAGATTTGTATATATTCCCTTCAAATTATATGTACCCACACCAGGCAAAGCCAGTAACATCTGGAACAAAATACTCTATAGTTACAATGCTTGATTACAGTAGAAAATTTCATACTCCAGACATGTATGATCCAAAATGGGATAATGAATAATGAAAGTAAAAGCTTATAGACATCCTGCACATAGGGTTATAATAGAGCAGACTAAAGTTAAAAGAGAGTGGATGGATAATACTGCAAATGCACATGCATATAAGTGCTTTCCAGTAACCCTAGCAAACACTTTAGGTTGGTCTGTATCATTTATGGATGATATAGAATTTATATGGGATGGAATATCTGAGGCTGCAGATACACACGTTCAAGTTATAAAAGATCCAGCAGGAGTCTGTAGTACCCAAAGAGCAAATGCAACTATAAGTTTTTACACAGGAATATTTTTTGAAACAGATGAAGATACTACAATGCTTCAGATGGTGCCCCCTAATTATTTTATAGACGGTGCAACACCATTCACAACTTTGATATCTACATCGTTTTATCAAGAAGCAATACCAGTAGCATGGAGAATTACTAGGCCAAATACTGTTATACGAATACCTGCAGGAACCCCAGTGGCAACATTTATTCCAATATCTCTAAAATCATTAAATGATATTGAATTAGATATAGAAGATAAAGTTTGGCCAGAAGAGTGGTGGACTAAAAGAGAAGAGCGCTCTAAAGCTTGGGCAGAAAAAACAAAAGACGGGTTTACTAATTTCTATAGAGACGCTGTAGAATATGACGGAACTAAATTAGGCGAGCATGAGACTAAGTCAATAAGGCTAAAAATTAATGATATGTCTACAAAGCCATCGGAAATGATATAATATGAATATGGAAAGAATGAATGTAAACCACCTAGAAAGAGTAACAACTTCTATTACACCTTCAGGTTTCTTTGGCACAAGTAAAGACAATATTGTTGAGCTAGAAAATTTTATGACTGAAGAGGAAATAGATTTTCTCGAAAAGTCAGCAAAGGGCATCACAATTTGGGATGTGACCGAAAGTCATGTAAATGAAAATGGTACAACTATATATGATGCTAATTATTGGAAAGATAGAGTGGCAACAAGACCATCTTTGGATAGAAATGATCCTAAAATTGGTCCAGTCATAGAAGGCTTATTTCAAAGACTTCAGCCAATAATAGAAAACTTTTTTAATGTTAAAGTTCAGCCAACAGGACAAACAATTGTTAGGTGGCTTCCAGGACAACTTCAAAAGCCTCATGCAGATAAAGAATTACATGATGGTCCAGATGCTGGGCTTCCAAATGATTTTCCATACTACGACATAGCAAGTTTATTTTATTTAAATGACGACTATGAGGGTGGAGAAATATATTGGCCACTACAAGGAGTCAGTATTAAGCCTAAAAGAGGTGCTGCATACTTTTTCCCAGGAGATATGAATTATATTCACGGAGTTACAGCAATTAAAGGTAATATAAGATATACGGTCCCATTCTTTTGGACTATCCTAGAGCATACTGGAGAAAATAAGCCAGACATGAATAAGGATTATTATAGAACTTTGTTAGACCCAGAAAACCGTGGAAAAAATCTTTATGAAAGTGTTTATGAGGAGTAAAAATGTCTGAGTATAAAAGATTAACTGATGACATATTAGTTTATGAAAACTTACTTACACCAGAAGAGTCTAAGGCTGTCATAAATGTTTTAGAGGCTCAAGTGGAAAACGGTAAACTTTCCTGGACGCCTATCACATTTTATGAATCATATTCTTCTGTTCTTCCACAAGATAACGATGAAGAGCTAGAGCAGTTTGGATTAAGTCCAACATTTTTTTCAGAATTGCAAAATAAAATTATTAATTCGGTTGCAGAAGTTCATGGCAAAGATCCTAGTCAAATTTTTAAAATTGGTTTCCACGCACAAAAATGGGAGCCAGGTGCTTATGCAAGAGAGCACTCTGATAACACAGATTTAGAAGGAAATTCTGGCCCCTTTGAAAGAAGTAGATATGCATCATTTCTTTATCTAAATGATGAATTTACTGGAGGCCTTTTAGTATTTAATAAGCAAAATCAAGTTATTCATCCTAAGACTGGAATGCTTGCTTCGTTTGCTGGCGGATTTGATAATACTCATGAGGTCACATTGATTGAGTCTGGAGTAAGATATACTCTAGGTTCTTTCTGGGACGATAGAGATGAGAGTGCGTATGGTCAAGAAAAAATTGATGAGTGGGCAGAACAAATGAAACAAATTAGAGAACAGCAAGAAATAGTTAAATCTGATTGGCAAGAAACCTTAAAAGAAGGTTACAAGTTAGATCAAGACGGCAATAAATATAAAATAGAGGAGAAAATATAATGAAACTAGAAGCAAAATTACATGAAAATGTTTACATGTATTCGGACGTAATTGAGAATCCTCAAGCCATTATTGATTTAATCAATAAGCTAGATTCCGATGAAAGAGTGCATAAGGTAATTCCAAAATGGAATAACTGGAACTCAAGTAGCCGAGATGGAAATATATTCGGCAAGAAAAAAGATTTTAACCTAGCAGAAGTTGAAAATTTAGACCCAGAGGTTAGAAAAGATGTAGACTTAATTATTTCTACAATTAGAAATGCAATTAAAAATATTGCAGAAGCTTTTATTGTGGACAGAGGCTTAAAGGGAGAGCCAAATGTTTCTCCTTTTGTTGGTATATCTAAATACATACCAGGCTGTGCAATGGGTGCACACTTTGACAGACAGGCTGGAGATAATAGCCTAGAGTGGTCAATTATTATTTACTGGAACGATAATTATGAAGGAGGAGAAATCTCCTTTGTAATTAGACCAGAAGATTTAAGATTAGAAGTTAATGGCCATCTACGTCCACCTGATGATGCACTAGATCCAAAAACAAAAGACATGGTTACATTCACAGCTAAACCAAAAGCAGGTAGTGCTTTAATTTTCCCATCTACTGATCCATATAAGCATCAGGTTCATATTATGAAAGAAGGAGAAAAATATATTACTCCTGGATTCATATTTGTTGATGGATATGTTGTTGGTGGCCCAGGTGGACCAACAGAGGAATATATAAAAGCTTATCACGAGCAGATGCAAGGAATGATGTAGTTTCTATGAAAGTAAACCAAATATACGCTGGTATATTTGAGGTTGAAAATTTTGCTTCTGAAGAAGAATGTAAATTTATGACCTTGTTTGCGGAATCTATTCCAGAAAATATTTGGTTTACAGGAACTAAAAATCAAGACTATAGCTGGTGGGATGGAAAAGTTATTTCTTCGCCAAAATCATTGCCAGACAAAAGCATACCAATATTTGATGATATAGAAGAAAGAGTACGAACCCTATTTGTTAACTATTTAGAAATAACTGGATTGAACTTAAATAGATATATGGTAGATGATTTTTTAAATTATCATACTGATGAGTGGCGAGATGAAGAAGAAAGCTTTATTAGGTACGGCATTATAATCTATTGGAATGATGATTATGAAGGTGGAGAGCTGCATTATAAAGATTTAGATGTGTCTTACAAACCAAAGGCTGGATCCCTAGTATTTCATGACGGAAATATTCTACATGGAACCATGCCAGTAAAGAGTAATTCTATAAGATACTCTTCCACAATGTTTGTTAAAGAACTTAGGGGAACTCCAATCTCTCTAAATAAAGAAATATTTAAGGATATAAATGAACGAACAATTAAAGCCTGAACACTCAGACATAGTATCTGAATACTTAAATAGCGTTAAGCAGAAAAATGCTAATGCTTATATGTTAACTATTTCTAGAGACGGAGAAGATCCAGTTAGAACAATTATTTTTTATAATAATGCAATTGAAGCTGCAGAAGCTTACAACTTATATAATGACTGGGGATTTGCAAAACAATATTTAACAGTAACACTGTATGAGCCTTCGGGAATAATAAATCAAAAAGTTTTTAAAAGAAATCAAGCTGGAGATCCAACATTTTTAAGACAAAATTACTACGACTTTTCTTCTATTCTAAAAGAATTAAAACCTTATCTAGAAAAAGAAGTTTATGAAAATGCATGTATAAAAGCAGCTACCTCATTTGCTAAAGATAACTGGAGATTTAATCCAGAAAGATTTTTGAGTGATTTAGAAATAGATAAAAAGGTAGAAGGTAATTTATAAATGGTTAAATTGAATCCAATTAGTACAAAAAAATTAATTGATTATAAAACTGGAGAATATGTAGACCTTAAAGTTTTCACTAACAAGGATTTTGATATAGATAACGAGTTTGCAACAACAAGTGCTGGGTTTGCCCTAAGATTTTGTGATGATAAAAGAGATGGATTTTTTGTAGAGATAGGGGTTGCTGACTGGAAAAATAATAACAACACATATTTTCTAGAAAAAGAATTTGGCTGGAAAGGCTTAGCCGTAGATATAGAAAAACATTTTTGCGACGAATACAATAAAAATAGATTAAGTCATTGTATAAACGAAGACGCAATGTTGTGTAACTGGGATAAATATTTTGAAGAAAATAACTTTCCTAAAAGAATAGATTTCTTGCAGGTAGACATAGACATTTATCCAAGATATGCAAATTTGCTTGCATTAATAAACCTGCCTCTTTCTAGATATAGGTTCAGTACAATAGTTCTAGAACATAACGCTGGATTCGATAAAAGCCTTGAGGGTATGAGAAAAATGCAACATGAAATTTTATATGCATATGGATATAAGCTGGTTGCTGAAGGATTTACGGATGATTGGTGGATAGACTCAGAATTAGGAATACCAGAGTCTTCTTTTGACAGCATAACATATGAA